TGTCTAATAAAACTTTATTTGGTACATTACCAGTTGACAAAAAGTTTTGCCAAGATACAGAACGAAAAATTATCAATTATACTACCTCCAAATTAATTGCCTCAGTGTAAAGTGTTCTCATGTATGTTTTAATTTTCTCTTTGTCAACATCAGTCTCAATTAAATCAACATAGTTGGATAAAACAGATAACGTATCTTCAAGATTGATTTCTTCGCCAATCTCGCCATCTTCAAACTCAGACATATCTTCTAAGATCTTAATTTCGTGGCAACCTTTATTATACAGTTTTTGTATAAATAGGTCAAACTTATAAAAGTCAGTTTTATTAGTTATAACTATCTTAACGTACTTGTCTTTTAAATCGAGAGAATCGATGTCAACTGGGTCTTTTTCTTTATCGTCGTATTCGATTCGTGCAAACATTGTATAAGGATTTGGAATAAAATTAAGTCGCCTTGTATTCGTATCAAACAAATGAAATCCTCGAGCATCATTATAATCTTGCCAGGTCAGTTCATATGGGTTGCCTAGGTAATAGATGTGACCATCACTACTACGATGATGATAATGGCCACTAAAGACTAGATCAAACTTATTAAAAATATCTTTATCCATGCCATCGTGTGACTCTATTCCTCTATACATTGAGAAACCTGCAATTTCGAAATGACCCATACATAGTTCTGCTTTTGTTGTTTTTATTTCGCCTAGCGAAGCTTGATAATTCTCGGGACAAATCCAAGGCACCATACAAATATCAGTGTCATCAACAGCCATAGTTGTTGGATGAACAATAACATTAATGTTTGAATATTCTTTTAAAAGTAAATCTGGAGAATTTACATCATTAGTGTTTTTAAAGTAAGTGTCATGATTACCAGCAAGCATATGAACACTACAACCACGCTCTTTCAACTTATCGAAAAACATTTGTTTTGTTCTTTGGAGTGCGTAGAAGTTAATATACTTTCTACGATCAAAAGTATCCCCAAGTATAAACACAGTGCTAATATTATGCGCATCAAGATTAGGGAAGAAAACATTGTCGTAAAACTTTTGATAAAAATCTAAGAACGCAATACTATCCGATCTAGCTCCAAAATGTTGATCTGTGATTATAGCTACCTGCATCTGAATTAACCTCCATAATTTGTATTTGCGATTCTTTTATCATGATCCATGCTGTAACTTCTTCAAATGTTTTGAATTTATTTACAACTTTTGTACCATCCTTAAAAGTTAATTTTATTTCCCACATCAATAAACCCTACCTTTCTATTCACTTTATTTCTATTTACACTTTCAGATTGCATATTATTTAAAATTTATCCAATTCAACTTGTTTTTTTTTACGTTTTGACTTTTTGCGTTCCATAAATGTATCATCAAAAGTATGATTCTGTTTCATAAAATCTAGATAAGCATTATAAAAGCCTGCAGGATCATCACTTTCTTGTAGCTCAAATGCATCAATGGGCATTTCTTGAACCAACTTACCTTTAATATAACTCTGTTTCTTTTCTTTGGCAATCCTGCGTAGGAATGCATAGTAGATAATCTGTGTAAAATATGCAAAAGGATTATTTGATTTATTAGGATTAAAGTTATCAATATATTGAATACAATTTTCCACACCATCAAGAATCATATCATCTCGATAAGAGTAGTTTATGAAATTGGGTTTATACGACAGATGTGTAGCAATTTTAAGAATACATTCACCGATGTAGTTGCTGACTATAGGTTTTTCTTTACCTTCGGCTTCTGCCTTCGCTTTCAACTTTCTATACTCTAGGAGAGCATTTAAAAAGTCAGCGTTATTAACATAGTGTGTCATACATAGGAGTTCCTCTTATAGTTCAAGTTATTCATAATTATACATAAATTCAAGCAAAAAAACAAGTTTTATTTTTGATTACAAAATAAATTTGTTTTTTTATTTGTCTTGAGGCAAAATTCTCAGTGTTGGGGTTTGATATTAGTTTATCGTATCGTTTCCTTCTACGAAATTTCGATAATTGTCTGTATTAGTCTCTTCTTCCTCTGATTCTTGTCCTAGAATAGATTGCAGCATAGAGATTTTCTTTTTAACGTCTTCTGTTATGTTTGAATCATTCTTCTTCACAGAACCATCTTTTTGGGGTATCACTAAAACAGTTTGTTGATGTTCTGCAACGATACGTTTATAATGTGGAATAAACATGTGATGTAATTTTTTAACGAACAAGACGTTTTTCTTACTTAAAATAATATTATTGTCATCACTAAATTGGCAAAATGGATGAGCAGTCACATGCTCTCTTTGTTCTGTAAGAATAGGAATCATTCTTATAGTCATTGGTGATTCAAGTTTAATATAATTATCGTCTTCAGCTATCAACGTAGCCATTAGCTGTTCACCTGATACTAATTTTACTATAACATAAAGTTCTGAATTTAGCATAGATTAACCTCTACTAATTTAACTTTAAACTCTTCTTCTGCATATGTTTTATATCTTTCTGCAGCATGATTGAGTGTATGATTCTTCCATGACTTCCAATGTAGATCATCAGCAAGATCGTATAGATTACACTTTGTTTTACCGTCTTTCACTCTTAATCCTCGACCAATACTTTGTAGGTTTCGGATCTTCGATTTTGAAGGTGATGCAAAAATAACATTCTCAAGAGAGGGAATATTAATACCAATAGAGAAAGTACCAAAACTGGCAATAATGATAGCATCATTTTCACCTTCTGTGATATGACGAATTAATTCACGATCTGATACATCAGTACCTCCGTAAACAAAAAATACTTTTCGATCTTCATGGACCTTTTCTTTAATCATTTCATAAAGAACCTTACCATGTTTCTCAACATACTGGAATAAAACTAGTGTATTACCAGATGACCTCAAAGCAAGATTACGAATAAACTTATTACGGTTTTCGTTTTCTACGATCCAATCCATTTCATCTTGATATAGATTGTTCTTTCTTGCTTTACGAATCTCTTCATTATACTTTAAAAGTATACACATAATATTTAGGTTTGTCAACTTTCCTGATTCCATCAACGCTTTGGTGGTAGTGACCCTATGGACTTGACCAAACAGACCTTCAAGAACAAGGCGATGAACCTTTTTGTTATCTAATGTTCCTGTTGTGCCAATACGATAACGTATGTTATCCATCTTTTCCATAACTGTTGTTAAAGACTTGGCTTTAAATTGATGTGCCTCATCTCCAAAGATAACATTGAATTGTTTAAACCATGCTTTTGGTTGTAGATATATCGACTGCCAAGTTGTGATTAAAACATCCTTGGTGAAATTTTTAGAGAAACCTGAGTATAATTTTTGACAGTGGTTCTTAACACTCCACTGATTGGCAGAAGAATAATCTTCAAAGTCTGCAAATAATTGTTCAACAAGATTAGTTGTTGGAACTATGATGATGCATTTACGATTATTTTCTATATGCCAACGCATTGTAGTATAAATGATAAATGATTTACCCGAAGCTGTAGGGGAAAGTAGAAGTGTTCGTTCTTTATCAAGAGCAGTTTTTACTGCTTCAACCTGATAATTACGAATCTCGATAGGTTTTCCGCGACCATGTGGATCTAAAGATTTAGCATAATTTTCGACCATCTCATGTGTGATATTGTTTTGAATTAGTACTGGGGTTACATAATCAACAGAGTATCCATTGCGCTTGGCAAACTCCTCAACATATGATACCAAACCAACATAAAGAGTTTTTCTTATCTGATCGTATAAGCGAATCTTACCATCCCAAAGTCTTGCTTTGAATTGTGGTGTGAATCTTGCGCCTGGATATTCATATGTAAAGAAGTCTGCGAGTTCCTGCTCAATACTCGAATCAGAAAAAACTCGCACGTATACTTCATCTAATTTTTCAATTTTAATCATTTATAGTTATATTAAAAGAAACTGAAATTCTTTCTTCATCTGTGTCATTTTTATATACTGCGTGTCTAAGCCAAGCAGGGAACAATACTAGTGTCCCAGTTTTTGGTTGTATACAAATTGGAGAAGTTGAAATAATATTGTTTGGAAATTTACTATAATCAGCAACTGCCACTGGATTTTCTAATTGCAAATATCCATTTTCACTTGCCTTATAATAGTATATTCCTGTAATATCATATTTTGCATGCATATGAAAATGTTGATATTGATTTTTTTCTGTAAAATTTACCCAACTTTCGTCAATTGTAAACTTTATATTTTTACCACCAATTTCAGATATATACTTTTTAATTTCTGTAGAAATACATTCTATGAATAATGGAAGATCATTAAAATGTTTTATTTTATCCTTTGGAGAATTGCCAAATTTAAAAGACGTATATGTCCCATCATTCCATGGATTAGATATATCATATGTAGATCTAATTAATGAGACCCTATTTTCAATTATGCTATTCAAATCTATTTTACTTAGATATATTGGTGTTGCATAGATATTATGTATCATCACATACCTGCAAGGAACTGTTTCCAGGTTATGGCACTTTTAATCTGCCAGTCTCTGGCTTTGATTTGACCAAGAACAGATTCAAGGAAGTATATCATTGTCTCGAGATAATCAATCTTAACTCTTAATGTGTTTAGTTCTGCGTCACCTGATAGAAATTCATCCATCTCGTTCTTCAATGGCTTAACACCTTGCCATTGATTCCAGTCAAGTGCAGATAGTTCATCACGAGATAGTTCACCACGATAGTAGCGAAATTTATTTTTACGTAATAGATTGTAATCTGATTGGAGTTTGGTATGTTTGAGTTTTACATTGACCAAGATTTTGACATACTTGGAATGTAACTTTGGAGTTGCTATGGAAGATTCACCAAGATAATTATCATCAATCTCGCAATCTTTATCCCACTCTTCTTGCAATTGTTCAATATTCATAATAACCTCACTTAAGATAACTGTTATTATACAGTAATCTTACAAAAAAATCAATTTTGTATTACAAGAATTTGTAATATCCGTAGCGGAATGTTGCATTTCCAACAAGATAATTAACATCTGTGTTGGTGCCTTGGAAAACTAAAGAGTCTATTGCAATGGGAAATAAATCAACGAATTGAACAGTTTTTACAGCCTGATTATTACTACCAAGAATTTGCAATGTAGCATCAGAATAGTTTTTTGGTAATTCTTCAACTATATTACGTGTGTCACTTTTAATGAAAGCAGCATATTGCTTATGATCATTTGGAAAACCAAGACCAACTATCCAATTATAAATCGCTTGATAGTTTGTCATTTGCTCATCAACTAAAAATTGAACAATCAATTGATCGTATGTTAATATCTCACCTGGAATTGGCTGTGGTAAGAGTGGGTTTGAAAAATCTGGAGAGCCAAGAGTAATTCCTGGAAGATTTACCTGTTGACAAAAAAATGTCAACTCAGGTAATTTTTGAATGCTAAACATGAATCCATTTGGAGACAATGGATTAATGTTTGATGGAACAGGACATGAAAGTGTAGAAGTCATAAGATTATTTAGGAATAAAAAAGGGAGACATTTCTGTCTCCCTTAAAGTGCTGCTTCTTTTCGTCAGCTTAATCAAACTGACTAGTAAGATTACATCAAATTTGTTACCTTCACGCGCCTGTAGTAGTAATTTGCGTTTGCAGTCAAGTTGTCTTGACCAGCAGTGGCATCGTCAAGGTTAACGAATGGGTTAGCAGCTAGACCGTAACGAGTCTTGAAACCAATCTTTGGTTGGAAGCTGTTAGGATCAACTGCACGAACCATTTGTAGAGGTACGTATGGGCAGTAGAACAAGCCAGCATCAAAGGCTGAAGCACCTTTGTAACCAACAACGAAGAATTGAGTAGCAGATACGTTTGAGGTATATGGATCAACATACACTTTATACTTACCATTTAGAACACCTGCGAAAGTAGTAGAAGTGTCATCGACATTCAATGAGCTATTACCTTGTAGTGCTGGGGTGTAGTCGAGAACACCAGCCATCGCTAGAGCAGACGCAACGTCTGCAGAAGTGATGATGAAGTTACCACGACCACGACGAGTTTGTTGACCAACAGCATTAGCTTCACGTTCGATTTGGAACATCAAACCTTTGAACTTCTCAACAGACCAACGACCATTTGAGTCAACGTCTAAGTCGAAAGTACCAGCAGTGGCAGTACCAACAGCAGCACCAGCTTTAGCAGTTTTGTAGATTGTACGGATAACTTCACGGTTGATCTC